ATCACGCTAAAGCCATATAGAACGTCAATACGGCAAGGTAAACGGTCATTGTTGATGTCGTACTGACGTACTATACGCATCGAGATACCGTTATGAACTTGACGTGAAGCCATGTCTACACCTTGTGGTAATAACAAGTCAGCAGTCGCAAAAGTGATTGCATCTTTGTGATAGATCAAGTTTTGTGGGTAAGCTGTTGCGGATCCACCTAAGAAAGTTAAAACAGCACTAGCAGCAGGGAACGAATCACTTGTTGCCTAGGCATTAGTTGATGTGTACATTGCTGGTGATACTGTTAGCGTACCAGTTGTGGTTGAAGAAATGTTCAAATCAGCAGTTACAACAAACTGTTGTAGTGAACCTGTTGACTGACGGGTTTGTGGGTTAACAGCATACACGTTAGCAATAGTAAACACATCACCAATTTTGAAAGTTGGTGAACCGCTAGAAAAACTAATTGCTAACGATGTTGTGCCTTGAGTGCTTGGTGCAGTAGCTACGATTGGTAAAGTTGGAGTTGTACCAGTTGTATGTTGACTGATAGATTGGCTCATGTTGATTTCGTCAAACCCTAATACGCCTTCACCCATCATACCGTTTTTGAATTGGCGGCTGATAGTGTCAGTTGGGTTAAATAAGCCTTTCATACCTTCAACCAAGCCAGCGTTAGCGGCAGGGTTTACAGTAGCGTACCGTGGAGACATGACAGCAGCAGCTTCGTTTAATTTCTGTTGAGCTTGTAACAACACCAAAGAAGTTGATGGAACTGTACCTGGTGTACCAACAGACTGATAAATACTCTTGAAAGAAGTAGCTACGTCAGCATCAATACTTGAGGCTAACTGGCTAATACGAGGTTTTAGAACACGCTCAGCAAAGTCATCTAACTGCATAGTTAATTCAGCAGATGTGAAGTTGACACCGATGTGCTTTTGACTAGCAACAGTCAAAGTTGTGAACTGTTCGTTGTCGTCTTGAACTTGCAAGGCGGCACCGTCAGTTACCAAAGCACGGTCTGGTAGACGAATACGGAGTGTTGATCCAATTTTGGCACCTTCAACGGCGAAAGAATCGTCGTATTGGCGGTTTACGTTACGAGTAATCACAAGGTTGTTCTCAAGAATTTCGAGAGCTTTTCTTGTGATCATATCAATCGTTAAGATCGAATTTGACATAATAAAGTCCTTTTATAAAATAGTTAGCGGTTTCTCAATGCTTCGTACTTCTTGATCTGTCGGTTTCGTTCAGCTTCGATCCATTCTGACGTACTCATGTTCTTAATCGAACGAGGATCAGTTGTATCGTATGCTGGCGAGCCAGAACCTCTAGCTGTGACAGGTGCAATCGGTGCAGGAGCGTTTGAAGTCTTTTTTACAGGCGGATTGTCACTTAACTTTGCTTCAATCTTCCCTATTTCTTTGGCCTGCATGAAAGGTGATAAGCGAGATATACGTTCAGCTTCTTTTGGATTAGACCCTAGGTAATAAGCCATATCGGGGCCAACATCGGAAGATTGAATCGTTTGAGCCATCACGTCAGTAATTGGTAGCTTGGGGTTATATGCGACTTGTTCAAAGTCATCATACTTCGTCCGAGCTTCTTCTTCTCTGTCGTGGTAAGACTCTAAAAGTTCAGACTGCGCTCTAGCTTGTTCACGTCTAGTGAGTAGTTCTTCTGCCTTACGTTCTGCTAATACTTCAGCATATTCTTCGGGCGAGTTAAACGAATCGACTGACGGGATTTCGGCTGGAATCGCCCTTGTTTGCATTTCTGCTCGCTTGGCGTTCTGTTCTCTTTCCCACTTACGTTGTTCTCTTGCAAGTCGTTTTCCAATCGCGGCGTCTAATTCTTCTTGTGTGAAGGTTTTAGATGCTTCAAGTGGCTTTTCTTCCAGCGATGTTACTTCAGTATCAGGAGCTGCTGTTGCTACCTGCTCTGGCGCGGCAGTTGAGTCCGCTAAGACTACTTCTTGTTCTTCAGACATCTATGACTCCTAAGAATCCCTAGCTAACGGCTAGTACGGTTGTTACAAAATATATGCTTAAACTTTTACTTTGTCAAGTGGTTATTAATAACTAGGCCACCATTTAGCGCCGTCGTAAGTAAGTATTAATGCTTTACCTACAACTGACGTAGCATTTTTACCAATATTCCCACCTGTTATATCTAACGCAAATATACCGTCAGGAATAATTGTAATAGCGCCTGTAAATCCAACATACGGTAGGTTTATCTGTTTTATAGTTGTTGTTCCTGATACATGAAAAATTGAATTATCCGCAGATATAGTATTTGCAGAAGCAACAGCTTGACTTGTTCCTGTAGCTGTTAAGTATGTTGCAGGCGTAGCCGTTGTAGATAATGCGCCTGTACCATCATAGCCATTAAAAATTGTTTGTTGTGACTGAATAGAAATGTTTGTTGCGGAAGCGCCTAATAACGTAGTAATTACCCAGTTATCAAAAGTAGTATTTCTAATATTGACAATACAAGGGCCTGCTGGGGTTCCGTTAAAAATAGGCGCGCCTGAATATGACCAAGTATTATTAGGTCTTACAAAGCTACCGTCAGTAATTTTTAATATAGCCCCTGAAGCAGCGTTATCAAACACAAACAAAGCGCTAGAATCATTACTAAAATAACCGTTTAAGTTATTATTAATTGTTACATTACCTAAAATATTTGCTTGTGTAGAAGCTACTTCTATTGTAACGCCGTCCATATATACGGTATTAAGATCACACCCAAAGCCAAGTTGTGAAGTTGTTTTAATAATTTCACCGCCAAGGATAACTAACGCACCTTTTATATTTCGTATAGAATACGCAGCAGTATTCCATGTAGTTGCGTTATACCCTGCTTGGCTTGTCCATTCATACGGGTTGCAATCTAATATAGGGGCTACTAAAGTTAAGAAGCCGTTTGTTTGATTGCCCGTAAAAGGAACTTGAACAGCCCTTGTTAAAAAACTGTATATAGTATTTTCAGACTGCGCTGTAGTGAAAGAAGGAGAACCAATAAAATTACCAAATACAAGGCCATTAACAGAATTACTAATTGTCATTCCATAAATTCTATTAAACTGAGCAGTATGTGTAGCATCGCTTTGCCATACAATAGCGCAACCATAGCTATTAAAGTTTACGTTAATGTTTACATCATATAAAGATAAGAAATTAGCGTTTATTTTTAATACATACGCTGCGCCGTAGTTACTACCGCCAGTTAAAATAAAGCCATTAAATCTAACTTCTTGTCCAGTATTAGACAAAATAACATTGTCTATCGTATACGGGCCTGTAAAGTGTACTGATCGCGTTGTGTTAATAGCTGCTTGTACGGCAGCAGTATTAAACATATAGTTTGCTACGTTATTATCTGCGCCCCACCAAGTAGGAGTTACATAGTCAACAGAACTAGCGCCAAATACAACAAAACCAGTAAATGAAATTCCTAAACTATTTACGGGAATACTAAAAATTTTATAGCTGCCAGCAGTTAATTGTCCATTAACAGTAAAAGTAGACGTTGCGCTAATCGTAACTAAACCGCCTTCTTCAATCACTAAATTAACGCCTACAGGAACACTAATGCCGTCGCCAGATACCGTATTGGATAACACTACAGTTTTAACTGGGCCTGTATTAGCACAAGCTAAAGCAGATGCGAGGTCAACACCAAAGTCTTTTACGTTGATAACTTGACGAAGTTTTGCTTGAACCGTTTGCGTAACTGCGTTAGGACATCCTTCTGTGTAGCCAATTAATGACGCGCCACTAGAAGTAGAAAGCAGCGTTAGTACGGTTGCGTAATCATTTATACCAGGAATATTGTCATAAGACCTAATTTGCACATTCGTAGAATCGGTTAAGATAAACTTATATTGGCTACCTGAAATAAGCCAAACTTCTTGAGGCACTCGCCCAGCCGAGTCTAAAATAATTGGGTTTACATTAGCTGTTATGCCCGTATTAGTTGTGTAAGTCGTAAGAGGCGTTGTTGTACCCGCTGCGTAGGTATATAACTTTCCCCCCGCTAAAGGAACGCCATTATCATCAAAAAATTGCCACCCTGCGCCCGCTAATGCGGATAAATTAACAGCGGTCATTTTTTATTCCTAAAGTGAGGCTATTACAAAAGCCAAAAGTTCTTCATAACGAACACCAAGACGTGTAACTTCTACGGCATTTGGCGAATCTTTTGTATAAAAACCATCTTTTTTGTTATGTGCTTGCCCATCGACTTCATACCAAGTATCAGAACAAAACATGGCGTACTTAGTTGGGTCTAATCCTTCAGCAACAAACGCAGACTGAACATCTTGTGCAATTACACCAATATGAATCCTTGCACCATCGCCTTTTTCTGCAACAGAGTCATTAAATTTAAACGCTTTAATTAAACCTTTAATAGATTGTGCTACTGCTTTTTCTGCTGTATTTAAATCCCTAATTTGTTGTTTTGTATTTGCATCGGAAGTATTAATTAATGCAGTTGTTGCATAAACTGTAGTCCACCTATAACTTGCATTACCAAGAGCTTGAGTATTATCAGGTAATGAAAAAAATCCAGTTGAATTATCATAAAAATAATAAGTAGCCGAACCACCTGTAAATTTAGGTATTAATTGAAAATAACCTGCAGCGGGCGCCCATTGACCTTGCCCAACAGCCAAATTTCCTGAACCACTTGGTGATGTTGTAGTACCCACTAATAAATTCCCAGTAGCATCTATTCTAGCTTGTTCCGTACTATTAGTTGCAAGTCCTACAATATTAGTACCAGGTAAAAATAATCCATTAACGGGTATGGCAGAACCAGTAGGCACATAAGATAGCGCGCTTATTGCCCGACCAGCGGTTACGTTAGCAATAGATACTTGTTTAGTTGTTGAACTTTGAACAATAGGTAATACTTCAGTACCTGCAAGTGGGGTTGTTGACGCTGGTAATGCTGAAATCTTACTATCTGCCATTTTTTTACTCCAACAAAATAAGCCCGTTATCTTCTTGTACAAGATTATTGCTGGCTTCGGTTAAAAGGTTTGATACGTATAATCCGTTATCTCGTGTGCCTGAAAATAAAGTAATAACGCCGCCTAATCCAATGGCTACGCTATTACGAAGGGCGACTCCCCAACTCATCGAATATTAATTGGTTTGCAATACACATCGCCACTATCAGTAACACGAATTGCACTTACGCGCCAAGGAGCGCCTGTGCCTGGCGGTACTGTAAATGGGATTGGTGTGTAAGCAGGTATTGGTGTGCTAGAAGTAGTCGCTGTAACACCTTCACCTACTAAAATGTACGCTGGTGTAGTTGACCATACAACCACACCTTGTGGGCCTGCACCCCAAGTAGACGTAACGCCTGCCGTACCTGTGTAGGAAACAGTAGCAGCAGGATAATTGGCATCGGCTAAAGGTCTTAAAAGTTCCATTATTATTATTCCTTATGCTAAAAAGCGTAATTTATACAGCGTTCTTAAATATAACTCGATAATACCATCAATTAAATTCTGCAACGGTGTATCTTCTTTATCGCATACATCGTAACGCACAGATTCTATTTCAGCAAGTTGATTTTCTAAAAATTCAATAACATTTGATGTTTTTTTGGCTGACATCAAGCTAATTGGCCCTAATAAACCATATCGTCCTTGGTATGTTTCAGCAAAATCATCGGCTAAATCAATGATATTTTCATAAAATTTTTGTAAAGCCTTGTGTTTTGAGTAACTTCTAGTGTTTAAATGCACACTATGCGTTACATCACGGGCTAGAAAGAATAAACCTACAAAATCTGCGCCTTTCATTGTTGCATCCCTTCAGGTGGTACTGCCATTGGTTGTTGTGGGGGTGGCATTTGCCCTTGCATCATCTCAGGTGGCATTTGGCCTTGCATCTGTTCAGGCAT